AGTTGAAACCTCTGCCCGTTGCATCGCGTTTTTTACAGACCCTAATTTTCCGCTGCCTTCACTACCTTCAGTAGTTTCAGCAAGTAGCCTCGAAAGAGATATTAGTTTCTCTAACTGAGCTATGTCAATACCTTCTATTTCTTTAACCGCTTTAACTATATTAAGTATCCCAGTAGCGCGATCTTTTTCAGCTTCTGCTCTACGTTCAACAGCAAGCGCTTCATTCTCTTCAACTCTACTAAATCTTTCAACTCCAAGACCTTGATCAGCAACAGTTCTTGCTTTGGCAAGATCGATGTTAGCTCTTGTTTCCTCAAGTTGAATTTGCATCTGCATCTGTTCTGCCTCTTGTGCCTGTTTAGTTTGTTGCTCAATAGTCTCTACAAGCTCCTTCTTATTCTGCAAAGTAGTTGCTTCAAGGATCACGCTATCTGGAACAGGTATTCCAGCTTCCTTAAGATGTAGAAGTTGAGCGAACTGCATCTGTCTTTGAGTTGTCGTATTTATTCCTTCTTCCACCGCTGCGTCATATTTTCCAAACGCTTTGTTATAGAACTGAGCAGTTGGCTCTTGCTCTATTATTTTTGCAACCTTGCCAGGAGTAAAATTAGATTGAATTATATCTATCATGAGACCGCCAAGTAACTTCTGCGACCTATCTAATTGGTCGAACAGTATCTGCAAAGTCGTTAGACCCGCACCTTGACGCAGCATGGAAAGTATCCCCGCCTTGTCATCCGTTGCAGACCCCAGCAATTCTTCATTGACGCCTGATATCTCCTGGATCTCCCTACCGAGTAACTCAGACAACTGAAAAACTGAAGGTGGAATTTGTGGTGGTGGTATCTGTTCAACATCAGTCATTAGTGCGTCTTGCTTCAACGCCAGTCCCCTTCCCTGACCAGAAAGAAATACATCCTTAGGATTAACAAGCGAATCAATCTTATATTTGAACCCTGAATTAATCTGACTCTCAAGCATGTCTAATTCAATAACTTTTCTTCTATTGTATAGATACTGGGAGTCGCGCAAGCCCCGTACAACTCCCTGTATCCTCCATGGATAATCGGACATCTGAGGGTTGTAATACCCAAAAACAGGAACAAATGGATACTTGTCTACACCCATTGGATTTGGACCGTCGTACATAACTTTGCCCTGAACAACAACAGCCATATTAACTGTTGGAACTTCACTCTCAGTCACTGTAACTTGAGGGTAGAACTGCAAATATTCTTTTAACTTTTCTTTATCACTACTTCGCCACTCCATCGTCTCACCTGTTACGGTGTCAATGAGCATCTTTTGCTTCCTGAAATCCTTGTAATAGAACTCGTCATACATCAACAAATTCTTAGGACCTACGTTGTAACTCTCAGGCATATAATTAAATTTACCATCACGATCATCTTTAGCCGGAAGAGACATAACCACATCTTGATGATCAGGAAGAAGAGACAGAACCTCTCTGCGCGTCAAGTAGGAACGCTTCCATATAGCATTACAATCGGATAGATCTTTCTTCCTAAAATAGGGATCAATAAGAAATGTATTATGTGCACAATTATCTACTTTGATGGACCCCGAAACAGGATCTGAGCGGTAATCCACCCACACCTGCAACAGGTTCATTCCTGTGACGAGAGAGCCATGAAATGCTTCAGAGATAGTATCTAATACCCCTTCCCTCTGGTTCACCCACATCATTAATTTTGTAAATTGATCAGACGTCTCAGCATCACCATTTTCAACCGGCGTTACTATAGTAGATTTTCTATTTTGACGCTGATAGCCCCCTATCATATTTATTACACGACGTATGCGATTGAAATTAAACGTCCTTCGGCGATTCTGAGGAATCATCCCATACATATCATTCCACAAAGTCTGATCTCCAGCCTCAAACCTGGTATCTATATCAGCTTCTTCCCAAAATGATTGGTTGATCGTAATGCTGTCTTTGTAGAAGGTAGACATTTTAGCTAGAAGAGAATTATCGTTTTCCTCATAGAACTGAGGACCTAATTCGGGAAACAACATCTTTCTACCCTCGCTATTAAGAGATTTCAGTTACTAACACTACTTTTTTTTAGTGTACACGAATCAAGGCTTAATATCACCGTCCCACTTGGTCTTAACGTTTAACGTTCGACTCGAATCAAAGATCCCGCTCTTGCTGAGGTCATCGCAATCTACTATCTCAGAACCTTCAAAGCAGTCTTCCTCAGATTCTATATAATATGGCTCAGTGCCTTGTACCTTTTCCCATAAAATAAGCGCATTGCTCTTGATCACCATCGCTATTTTTATAGCAGCCGCCTTAACTATTTCCTTTTCTCTTGGAGTTGATACCCACAACATAAGACCAAACACAATAGCGCAGAGATAAAACATTAAACTTGTTGCTCTCATTTAAGTTCTATTTCACCTTCATCATCATCTGAGGGACACTCGCAAAATTCTTCTCTGTGATTATTCTCACCCTTAAACACACTTCCAATACAATTCCATAAAGTCTTCGCACCCGCAACAATCGGAGACGTTGCAGTATGCACAGCTTCCTTTACACATGAACTCATAAAAAGTGAACTTACAACGCAGAACAAAACAATCGCTAATCTTCGCTTTTGCATACTATCCTCCTTTAATCGCTATGACTTTTCTTTGTACACTCTTTGCAGTGTGACCTAAACCCGTCAGAAGTGACAAACACTACTACTTCCTTGTCTGTTCCACAATCATAGCAGCATGGATCAGGTAGATTCCCATCACCATCTACACAGTAGAACTTCGGCATTTTTCTATCGCGACTATCTCTTTTAACAGTTGGAGCTTCATCCTCTTTATCGCGCAAATTAATAACCCATTCTTCGTTCTTCATATCTTATCCTAAAACTTACTGTTACCATGCCTGAAAAAATTATGACTTTTCTTTGTACACTCTTTGCAATGTGACCTAAACCCGCTTATTAAACTCTATCCTCAAGCAACCTTAAGTAAATATCGTTAATTCTTCGTAGCTCTTCCAATTCATCGCTCTTTTGCACATCTAACTTTGTCTCAATTTTACCAACCCTTTTAGAAAGCTCTACGATGGTTTTTGAATCGGCTCTAGCCGACTGACCGTAAGAAGCTAACGTGTTTCCAAATCTGTCAGGTAAATAGAAAAACTCACTAACGCGTTCGGCCAACTGCTCAAACTGACTTGTCAATTCTTCAAGACTCATTACTTTCTTTTCATTCTTCATATTTATCCTAAAACTTACTAGAACTTAATCTGCTCTATTAGTATTTCTTATACAACCTTACACCTGAATTTTCCTTATCTAGATATACTTTTAATTCCTCTTGCACACATTTTATATATTCAACTTCTTTCATAAGAATAAATAGCATGTTTCTTATTTCTTGCACCTGCTCCTGAATCTTACTAACTTTTTCCTCGTTCATATCTTCATTCCTAGAACTTATTGTTACCATGCCTGAAAAATGCAGGTAGATTCGATTCACTACCGTACATGGCTTCATGTCTAATACGCTCAAGCTCTTCAGCCGACAACCCATCTCTTGTCTTTGGCAGAGATATACACATGTATCTGATCGCATCTGCGGCGTGACTATACTTGTCATGCAACGGAATATCTTTATACACCTGCCTCTTAGTATCATACTCCTGCCGGTAGTTTTCTAGCGCTCTAATAAGTGTTGCACACCGCTGATCATCAATCCATATTTTACTCAGCGCCGATCTTACCGACTCGATACCATCCATAATTGAGACTTTTACAGCTACCGTAAAATTAATGCCCAACTGCTTAGCCTTCTCTATTCTAGTCACACCAGACCCGAACTCTTTTACCTGTATGTCATGAGGAGCAAAGTGCCTTCCGTATGTATATGGCTTGGATAACACAAAGTTAGCGTAATGCTCAAGACCTTCCTTGTTCTTCTCATAGTAATCAATGATTCGTACCACCTGACCAATAGTCTGAAAAAATATAATTGAGGTAGAGTCCCTAACTCCTATATCCCAAGCCGTGTGCACTTTAAATCCAGACTCCCAGGGTACGACCCCTATCTGATTATTCAATCTCATTCGATCGATGTACTTACAATAGTATGAACCCTCAACCCCAGCATTAAATGATACATAATATTCTTGTTGAACCAGGTCAGGACTCATCAAGCCCTCTGAGATTTCACGCTCTATCTCCTTAGGATCAATATGCCTAGTCTCGTTCAGCCCCAACTTACACGTCCACCAATCAGGCGAATTCAACGCTAGCTGATAGAGATCCCAAAAGTGATTCCTACCACGAGGCGTCGACTGAAAGATGGCCCAACCCTTATTAGCCGCTAATATAGGAGACATAAGAGCATATATGCGAGGATTCTGTAGCGCGTACTCAGAAAAGACAACACCCTGAGGGTTAGTTCCAACTATACGATCGGGATTGTCTGAGCCGATGATCTGGATTATGGACCCGTTAGTGAGAATAATCTTCATTTCCTGCGAGTTAGTTGTTTCTACTAACTGCTTAGGTATGAAATCTAAGAACCTTCGGCCATCGATAGTAACCGAGGCCCAAAGGATCTTCTTACCTTGTGAATAGGTTGGATACACAACATAGTAGACCCCTGGTCTCGTTATCGCCTCTCTAATAACAATGTTCCACGTACATAGATCTTTGCCTGCACGTCGACACATCACTATTACCATGCGCCTATATCTATCATCAAAAAAAGCCTCAAATATAGGACGCTGATAGTCCCTAGGCTTAAACTTGTTTAAAGCTATCTTCACTTCAACCGGATAACTCACCTTTATCCCTTTTTATTTCTTCCTTTCTTCGACGCTCTTGAGCAACTTCTTCCATGCCTCTTTATTTGCCGCAATCATCTGATCAAAAGCATCTTCTTGCTGCTTTCTCAATTTTGCATGGAGCTTCTGCAGTTGACTCCTAACTTCATTTTCAATCATGTACTCAACGGAATCCCAAGGGAAGTACTTTTTCTTTAAATGCGACATAAATTTTAGCGTGATCAATAACGATGTTGCTAACGCTACAGATGTTAATATTCCTATCCGATATAACTCAATCATTTCAACCCCTTCTCCCTATGCGTTTTATTTTCTTTTCCGCGTCAGATATAATTACTTCTGCATCTAAATCTGAAAGAAACTCCTCCAGGATCTGCTTCTTAAACTCTTCTAGCTCTTCTCCAATAATTTTAACTAACTCACTCATATCTTTCCTTCTTCACTTCGACTGGGTAGCTAACAACCATCCCTATCCCTCTTTTCTTTTTTAATGGTAAGGATTAGCCGCAACAAAAGTTCCTTTATTAATTTTTCACCTTCGAAAAAGTTCACAAATATAAACCCCATTTCATTTTGCATAGCAAGACCTCTATGTGAGTAATGATGCGAATTTGTGAAGCCTGCCGGATGCGATTCTCCTCCCATACATGCAGCAAAGTTTGGTTCACATCGCAAGAGCCCATAAGTTGCAGCAAGTTCCCACTTTGGAAGCGAGTCATCACTAACTATATCTAAATCACAAGTAGCGTACTTAACCATTTTCTTTTTGTACTGACGGGTACCAAGTAAGCGTATATAAGCGCTGTCAGGAAAAAACCTACGGCCCTCTTTCTCCATGAGCTTGGTTGTTGCTAGGTCTTCAACCTCTTGCCATATATGTATATTCAGCGTCTTGTGCCCAATAAAATCATCTGTGCAAATATCTGGTGAACACACCAATTCGAAGCGGTCTTTAGTGCCACTCATTTCTTCACCGGTTTCTTCTTCATATTTCTTTCCCTTTATTTCCTCTTCTTCCTTATCAATCCGTAAAAAATAATACAATGGCAAGCACGGCTACAAGTAGACTTATATAATTAATAATGTTGCACCAGCTTAATGGTAAGCCAAACAATCTACTTATCCCATATAAAAAAAGATTTAAGACAATTATTAAAATAAAAGTCAATGAACTGGTAATCGCAAACCTTTTAAAGTTCACTTCTTCCTCGGCGCTTTCTTCATATCCTTCCCCTTCCTCGGCCTACCTACTTTTCGGGGGACCTTTACCACCTGAGCCGACGCTTTAATCGTATAATAATTGGAAAGCTTTCTTTCTTGTTCATCTAAACGTGCTTCTAGCTCAGATATGACACTTCTTGTCTTCTGCCACTTCATCTCTGATGACCGAAGTAACTCATCTCGCTCTTCTATCTGAGACTTCAACTCCCTATGCAATCTATCCTGCCTTCTATTGAAACTGATCTTCCCAAATACCCTGGAAAGGACATAAATAAATACCGAGATCATCGATATTACTCCAAACACTATCAACGCATAGAACCCCAACCACTGTAATTTTACATATGAACTTAATGCGTCAGCACCTCTGTGCCCTGCTGTCAAAAGCGAATTAAATCTGTCCATCTTCTTCCTCATGATTGTTAATTACTTCTTCATTATCTTTATACTCGGGAAATAAAAGCCTATACAAACCCGAGTAGAAACCATCAACTGGATAGATTCCTTCCCGGATAAGCCTTATGTATTCGGCATAATCTTCGTCATATTCTTCAGCATAGTTCTCGGAATTAGGAAAATAGTGAAATAAATCCGCATGATACGCTAGACATCCCATGCACTCCTCTACCTCCTCACCCTCTTCGTTCACATAGGTTAAGTCCGAGTCATAACCAAACTTCTTATCTTTTTCGTAACTATGCATCTATATCCCCTACTTACTACGTCCTTCGCTAAACCATATATCAGCTGCGATTTTACTTGCTTCTTCATCAATCCAGCTGAGGCCAACCGAAGGCTCTTCTTTATCAGTCATGTTTACTTTAATGCGGTGTAGTGAGTCTCTTATCTCTCTGAACTCTTCCTTGTGTAGAACCATGATGGTCTTCTTAAGCGTGATGTTAGCTCTCTCTAGGCCGTCCAGTCTCTTACCGAGCTTCCATAAAGTGTAAATCTCTAGCTTGAACATACCTACCATCAGCAAAACGATTAAAGATTCTACTTCCATCTACTCCCTATTCTTCGAATTGCTCAATGAGCTTGTTACACATGATGACGAAAGTTGGAATCACGTTGTAAGCATAAAACTCATTGTAGCCATACTTCGTCTCTTCGGGCTTGCCTCTATTTCTCTCCGTAGCTGCTTCCTTTATATCTTCTTTTTCCTTTTCCCACGCCTTCCCAAAAACCTTGATCTTACTAAACTTATTATTGCACTCAAACTCTAACTCCACCTTAGTCCTGCAGTCATCAAACCAGATCAGCAACAGATCTCTTAAGCCATTCATGCCAAATGCTCCCAAAAACAACTTGCTGACAATGCATGGGTCGAATCTGTCTTCAAATGCTTTAACTGATAATGACATTGAGGCTTCTTCATACCGCAGTGTCAATATCCCTGCTTTAAATGGCTTTTCACCGTTCTTAAGTCTGAACATGTAATTAGCTATTCTTTCATTTATCAAATCTTCTTCAGTTCCGTTTTCGTACATCTAGCGTCCTTTGCTTGGGGGGTTAGGATGGTCGAAGCCAGGTTGATTCGCCAGCACATCCTTAGTATCGGACGATACCTTTTCTTCGAGCCTCTTTTCTTTCATTATTTCCATAAAGATATTGTCCATGATTCCAGATATGCTGGCTAGGCTACATGCTATTCTATCTAGAGCGCTCTCTATATCTTCGAGCGTGTTAACTTTTGGCAGCTTCTTCATTCTTAGTCCTTTTCAGTTCTAAAAACTCATTAAGGCATACTTCTGTTTTTTCTCTTAAAAGAGTTATTGATATGTCGTTTTCGGATTCGGATTGTAGCGCTGGCTGATACGGGTCGTAAGAAATGGAATTATGGGTTCCATAGTCGTCTTCAATGCTCAGTTCAATAACTACTTCGTTGGACATGGCATAATCTATGAATGAGCTGAGGCCATCAAAGTCTAGAGCTTGAATTAATTTGGCAATCACAAGATCGGCATGTGGGGGTTGGTTAAGTTCTGTCTCAACTTCCCACCCTATAAATGTGTCTCCGCATGAGAGTGTAAAGGTGGTTATTTCGCAAGGTCTCACTTCATCTCCTCGGGTAGGTTGTGGGTCTTCTTCTTCACTTCCTTACTAAAGTCTTCTAAAGCGATAACGTATTTAATATCTGGGTTAATTTTCTCTTGGGATTTGATTCTTAGGTCGGATCGTTTTACTTCTAGTTCCATCCAAGAGGGTGCGTAGTTAGCTTGTTGGGACATAACCATATTGGGATTCATTTTATTTTTAAGGGCACCTATCTCTCTTCTGTTACCCATAAACTCCATAGCGCTATCTCTAGCCATTTTAAGCATGGGGAATCTATTCATAAGGCCTTTAAATGTGGAATAGGGGATACCTTTTTCTAGGTAGAATTGAGATAGGGTAAGGGCGTTTTTATCTTCTTTGGCCCACTTGATTAAGTCGGCGGATATTCGTTCGATAAAGGGCTCTGTGACGGGGTGTTTTTTAAGGGTATAGAGGTTAGTGTACTGTTCTAGCCACATGGTCTTTTTGCGATCTGCCAGTATGTTATGCTCGTTCGATTGGCTCATGACAAGCATCCTTTGTCGTCTTTTTGGGTGGTTTTACCGGTGTAAAAGTCTTTAAGTTCTGTCAAGGTTTTGCCGTTACCGGAGCAAGCGTAACCGCAGGTTGAGTAGTCATCGCAGGTGAAGTTATTTTTCCATATATTGAGGTCGAATCCGCATTGAGGGCATTCGGTGGTCAAGGATTCTTTAAATCCTTTTTCGTGTGGTTTATTTTCGCGTATCCATTTTCTCAGGTCTGACATTACTATTCTCCTTAAATTTGAGAACTTGGTCGCAAACGTGCGTTAAGCATGAAGCGAATCTCAGTGAAACGTTTGCTATGTTTCCTTCTGTTCCACAGATTTCGTGTTCATTTGGATCACAGGCTGAAGTTTCGGTATGTGAGTATTTTTTGTCGTTGTATTTGGCTTTGACGGTAAAGAATATTAGTTTGTCTTCGCGTAACTTTTCGAAGTCAACTGGGCCAAATTTGTGTATGGAGTCGGAAACGGACTGAACGATTTCGATATACTTTGGGGTATCGGAAGCGGTTAAAATGTCCATTTCATAATTGTCGCTATACAGGTAGCCATCTTCCACCTTAGGGGTTGATTTCCATGTTATCAAAAATTTAATTTGGGGCGTGCTTTTAGTCATCGATTTTCTTTCTTTGCAATGGCATAGGAGTTTCTATTATATATCATTGGGGTGCACATTCGATAGCTTTTTTCGTAAATCGCATTTTAAAAGATTCGAAGTTCTTGAGAGCTTCGTCTTCCCCCAGCAAGCGAACGAGGTTAGCCATGGCTTCACGGAACCCTTCGATCTTCTCTGGTTCATGGTACTTAGTAACTTCTTCTTTGTAGTCGTAAGTATAGTCGGGTTTCTCCCATATCTTGTTGCGTTCGTGCATTGGTCGTCCTTGGGGTGTAGTGATTGTTATGGTCTTGGAGTTGAGAGGGTTCTTCTCTGCTAGGGAGAATTCATATCTCTCAAAAAGAGCGTAGTTGAGGTTAAGGTTTTGTTCTTGGGTGTCTTTATGGGCAATAGCGTGTAGATAAGCGTAAGGGTTTTTGATATCTATGCCCTTTTTTAGGGATTTTATTAGTTTATCATGTGCCACGCGTAGCGCACTGTCAGGAAAGATGGATAGATTTGCTTTCCCGTATCTTGATAGGTCTAATGTCTTGGCTATTTCTTCTATTGCTTTCACTCGTGCGGCTATATCTTCTTTCGTCATCACCATCCCTTTCCTCCGGTATGGACGAACGGGTGGTGGGCAATTTTGGTTATGTTTTGTCAATTGTGTAAAAAAGCTACCGTTTTGACCGTGCGCCCTCTTACTATTGTAAGTTAAGTAACTACTTGAACATGATTTTCTATAACTATTTAACTTACTACTAACTAAATAATTCAATTGTGTGAGATTGTTCTGGTATCGTTCGATACCGAGGCTCGTTATGAAGCTACTTATTTTGTTTATAACACGCTTAAGCCTGAAAAGGGAAGATAATTTGTAGATAGAAGGCTGCCAGTGGCGATAAATCGTGCGTAAAAGCCCGTAAGCCCTTAACTTACGTACGATGCGACATACCTCTTCACGAGTATATCCTATGGCTCGGCCTATAGTAGATTGTGATACGAAAACGTGTTTGTAGATCTGAGAGAGATACACTAAGTGGTTGAGAACAAGACGATCACCCTTGGTTAGATGGTCCCTGACGAACTCTCGGGGGTTAAACCTGAAATAAGAATGCGGTGATGGTAAAGTCCATGTAAGAGAAGAAGTCTTTCTATTGCAAACAGTCTTTTTTACTGAGTCCATTAGGGTTTTTCTTTTCTCTTCTTGACTTTGGCGGGAGATGAGGGTAAGTTGGTTTTGGTGGTTTGTCATAGTAAATAAATCATCACAAATTTCCCGGAGAGTGTCAAAACTATCCGGGATTTCTTTTTATTCATAGACCGGAGATAGGAGATGGAAGAAGAAAAGAACACGAAGAAAAAAGATATTCAAGATCTAATTTCTCATATTAAATCAGGAGCAGAGGATAAGGCAGACTTCGCAAAATTTATAGATGATCTAGGACCAGACGTTGAAAATGAGGCCCAATGGTTCGGATTTGCTATGTTTTCTTTAATGATGCTGACGTTCCACAGAGAAGAATACACGAAAATCTATGGTGAAAAATTCCTAAATGAGATCGAAGTAAAATTTCAACGTATAGCCAAGTGGAAGAGAGGAGAAGAAGAAAACGCGAAGAAAGAAGCTATTCTTGACCTACTTTCTCAGGTTGAAGATAAATTTGATGAGAACGTACTTAAAGATTTTGGCTTAAAACTAGTGGTTGAGGACGCACAGAGTGTTAAAGATTATGCTATATTTTCAACAATGGTGCTAACGTACCAAAGAGACCCCTGCGAAGTAGGATACGATGAAGAATACTTAGAAAAGTTGAGCATTCTTCTTGCAAAAGTTACCAAAAACAGGAGATAGAAGATGGAAGAAGAAAAATACATGACTAAGATCTTTAAGTTAGAAATAAACTTGCCGTGTTCCAAGCTTGAATTCCTCATTCAGGAGTTGCCTGTTTCCTTAAATAGAGTTTCAAATCAAATAAACGAAATATTTGGAAAAACAGGAACTGATAATATGCTAAATTACGCCCAACACTTTGGACGCGATGTAGGCCATACCTTTCCAAATGCTATAACAGTAAGAATAACGGACGTTATAGAGGGATCAGTATACGTCGAAGAAAGAATGCGCATTGAAGACGAAATGTCACCATTAAATCTTCGAGAAAAATTTGAAGACTTATTGTGCTCTTTATGGGCTACATTGAATGTTGATCTACACAGATAGACGGGAGATAGAAGATGGAAGAAGAAATATCACTAAAAATGATAAAAGAACTATGGTCAAAAATAGAAAACAAAGACGAGTGTAGAAAAATAATTGAGATTGTTGTTCCTTATCTCGTACGTGGAAAATTAACGTGCCATGAGGCTGTTGAAGTCATCACCAACTATAAAAGTAAAGTGACCAGTAGGATACCCTTTTTATGGAAGAGGAACAGCAAGAAGTTGTTAGATTATTTAGAGGATACACGTCAGGAAGTTGATGACATGAGCGAAGTTAACAAAATCCTAGGCCTCAGGTTACAGGATTCAAATATATCTAAAACCCTGTCAGAGGTGTTAGCTAATCTCAAAAATAGCCTAGACGAATGAAAACAATAAGACGATAATCTTTTTGACGACCTGAGCTGTATTTATTGTTAATTAGATCGCCAATATATTTATTAAATCCCTCAGGTCGTCTCAAACTTATTTTTGCCTCCCAGAGCAGCGTTTCGCTTATTTCTTATTGACATTTAAAATGTGTCATTTTATTCTCCTTTTGATATAGAAGCTATCTATAGCATTTACTTTGTGAAAATTCTCGAGGTGTTTCCTTTAGATGCTTTTATTTTGAAGAGACTGTTCTGGCCATTTTGATAAATTTGAATTTGAACCTCAATTTTTTAAAGTGGCCAGAATAGTTTTCTTTTTTTAGCTACTTCTTTGACATATAAAACTACGTGTTATAGTATATATACGTTAAAAGTAAATATTAAACAAAGCGCCCGGGGGGGCAGGGAAACCATGAAAAACTTGAACTGGAAAGTAATAAAAAAAGAGGTAGGAATGAGTAACGAAGTAAAAGTCTTAAACATGAAAATACCGGCAGTCATACACAAAGAAATTAAGGTCATAGCTGCCGAAGAAAATAAGACAATGAAAGATGTCGTCATCAAATCAATCAAGCAGTACAGATCAAACAAGAGCCTTAAACATCAAATCTATAAGCTGAAGTATGACGCACAAGAAGATAACAATGAAAATTAGGATCCCAGTCTTTAGTAGTATTTATTAATCAACCTTATTCGACTACTTAAGTAAGCGATGTTATTGGATACGCTAAAAGTACCCACTGGGGTCCTAAGCATAATACAATGAAGGATAAATAATGGAAGAAGAAAAGACACTTAACTTCACTGAAGAGCGACTAAGCGAACTAACTACTCTTCAAAAATACGCACGCCAGGTGGCCAAGAAAGAATTCTTCTACAATATTATGTCTCCGCAAGTCAATGAACTTGTTAAAGCTATTACCGAGTTTAAGAAGACAATGAAAGAAATGAAAACAGATAAGGCCGCTGGGGGTAGGTATAAATATCAAAGCCTACCAGCTCTCCTGACTGCAATATCGCCAGCGTTGGCTAAACATGGTTGTACGTGTATGCAGCCTGTTCACTCAATAGCCGACAAAACATATGTAATCACAATGATATTGCATACCAGCGGCCAATATATTAGATCGGTCAGTGCCGTTCCTGAAAAATACACCATGGCTGGCAAGGTAGTTATCACTAGCGAAAACTTACAAGCAATGGGGGGCGCCCTTACTTACACAAAACGACACGCACTGAAGTCTATGTTAGGGATAGACGCAGACGAAGACACAGATGGTAACAGCCCTTACACCGCAAGGAGTAATGGATATGGGAACTAATAGGAAATTTCAAACTTAAGGAACTAAATGGGAATTTTTAAAGGTAAATTGATGCCTGGATGCTTTCCCCAGACACATACAGATGAAGCTGTAATCAAGAAGGAAGAAGAAAAAGAAACATACAAAATAAGCGACTACCTTAAGGTTAAAGAAGCTGCCAAGTTCCTAGGAGTGGCTGCACATACATTAAGAGCATATGAAGAATATGGATTTTTCAAAACAAGACGGAATCCATTAAACGGATATCGACTCTACCTTAAGAAAGAATTGGTGGATTTCCTGGAAAAAATAAAATCCGGTCATGACTTCAAAACTCTAAGAACTGTTAAAGGAGTGATCGTAGAAAAAAGAAATGAGGAGATGCGCGAGAAAAGAGAAAGAATAAATAAATTGCGCAAGGAACGAAGAGAAAGAATCGAGAAAAGAGGTTGTTAACCTTAAGGAACAATGGATATGGGACCTAACAATGAAACAGATCATAGTTAATCTAGAGATGCCAACAGACGACTTTGTCCTTCTAGAACAGCGAGACGACTACGGGTTTAGCTATTTAACCATAGTTGAAGCAGTGGATAAATTTATCGAGGACATGCTGGACCTGAAAGTAGGTGGGTGGGAGCCGTATAAAAGTGACACAAGTAAACCATATCGCCTCAAGAAGGTTCAACCAATAATTAGAGTACAGTTCTTTTATGACGATAAGATCAATCTATGCAGCGGAATAGTATGGGAGGGGGATGATACCAACTTCACCTGCATACATTCAGAAATGCCCTTTAAGGCTCCAGGAGACACGCCACGCCGATGGGTAGCACAGCTGTCACATCTAATATTCAATATGTATTGCAACCTTCCGGAGGAATAAGGAGAGAAACTGTGATTTTTAAGATCATTTTTATGACTGTTATATTCTCAAGTTCATATGCCATGGAACATAATATACATAAAGAACCTTCAAGTAGAGAAACAGCCATTGCTAAGCTTGAAACGGAAACCATAAAGGATATAAATAAACTTCTCGACGAAATGGAAGAAAATCTTGATAACTTAGAGGCCAACAGTGGAAGAAATTAAAGAAACTTTTAGCGACCAACTATCCCATTTTGAGGAACTTGAAAAATACCTAGAAAAAAGAGTTAATAAACGCCTGATACAACAAAGTCCTGAGCCTTACGAGTCAGATAAAACCGACCAGATATGCACAGCACTCGCTAAGGCCCAGGGCGAATTCCCTAAAATAGAAACCAATAGAGCCAACAACTTCTTGTTCAATCAGTACTCCGACCTAGACATCATCATGAGAACCATCCGAGCAGCTCTTTCTATTAACGGGCTATCCTTAACTCAACAAACCAAACTCGATAATGATAAAACTGTGCTAGTTACTAGGCTGAGACACAAATCCGCACAGTTCATCGAAACGAGATCCAGAATCCTACCATCAAAAAACGATATCCAATCTTATTCATCAGCTATGAAAGCCATGAAACGACACGATATAATGTCATTACTAAATATAACGATAGTTGATGACTTAGACGACGACGATGGCGAACACGACATGCAATCTATTAGAGAGGAAAGAAACACTGGTACTGGCATCAACACTCGTTACAAGGCAAAACAGGAGTCATTTGAACCTGTTTCACAACACCAAGCTAACGAACTTCAATACATGCTTGGGGATTACCCCGATATAGCAGAACAAATACTTGAAACTCTTAAAGTTCAAACGATAGCAGACCTACCTAGATCCAAATTTAGAGCCGTAAAAGAACAAGCTCAAAAGATTATAAACGCCAGAGAAGGCAAGAATAAATCTTAAAGTATCGGTCGAAATCTACTCTCTCCTTCATTTGGAGGTGCTCTTTCAATTGTTGCTATATCGAGAACACCTCCAGGAGATATGAAGAAGTCTTTTTTAGAAGACTGAGGATGTTTGCGGTGTTGAGCTATCACTTGCCCACATCATTAAATTCCCAGAAGAATCTGTAATCGGTCCCTTATTACTGCCACTTTGAAAGTTCCTGTAATCCTGGAACCAGGTTATTCCATTGTAAGACAATGCAGTTATACCACTAGCACCGTCAGAAACCACTACAAATAATCCATTAGCGCCGTCCCAATGCATTCCTACTAAATCAGCTGAAACTGGGCAAATATTAACTCTCGGTGTCCATGTAATTCCATCAGGAGAGGTTGCCATTAATCCAGTAGATCCACCCATACAAAACAATCCTGATGTTGGCGAAAAAGCAACTGTAGTTACATTACTCCCAACCCCAGAAGTTCTAACTGTCCAAGCACCAGTTGGATCTGCCGCTGTTGCCACATTGCCTGAATCTCCAACTACTACCCATACTGCATTTCCATAAGCAGCATCATTCAACGAATGAGTCAGTCCACTTGTATTCTGAGTCCACGCACCAGTGGGATCTGTGGCAGTATACACAAGGGCATTAGCTGTTAAAACCCAATGGCTTCCACCTTGAGTTAGGCTAGTAAAGACCGCCTTTGGATTGTTAGCAGTTATACTTCCATAAGCCGTCCATGTGCTTGTAGGATCAGTCGCAACTACCACTTGTGAAGCTCCAGCTACAGCGTTTGTCGGTGCTGCAACACAAAATCCATCTGAACCACATACAACTCGGGTATAATCATCGCGACCGATTACAACCTCTGTAAATCGCTGAGTCCATGTAATCCTATCTGGTGAAGTAAAAATTCTATTATTTGGATTTGCGGATGAAGCTAGTACCCAGGTTGAACTACCCGTATCATACGACAATCCATTTATCCCTCCTCCTCCAGTAATTTGGCCAGCTAGATTACTATTATTCGGTATCCACGGACTTCCTAGTGCTGTTGCATCCTCAATATTTAATGTATTAGTACCCTCTGTTATCTGTATAGTTCCAGATGTAGATGTTAAATTAGCCCATGCCCCTGGTGCTCCTGTTGCGCCTATGATTATCTGTCCATCTGTTCCCTCGGAGTTAGATAAGACACCACCTGCACTAGACTCTATAAACCCAGCTCCCAAATTTGTAAATACAGGATCAGCATCCATATTTATCGTAACTGTACTACCAGCTCCAGAAGTATTAATGCTGGCGCCACCTAATATATTAATCTGACCACCAGCCGTAACCGCATTGCCGGCATCAGTTAAGAAAGTATCGGCACCACCCCCACCAGTCCGAATTATATCAATAGTATTAGGACCCGGTGTTATCGTAAGTGATCCGTTTGATGAGGTTATTAACCCCCATGCCGGATCTATGCCACTTCCAGAAATAATCACTCTTCCATCCGCTGCAGCTGTCATGCCTAGAGTAAGCGTATCTGTAGCACCGGTAGTATTAAGAACACCACTCCCAATAATATTTATCTCACCGTCTGCCTCTGTTGCAACACCAGTATCTGCATTTACAATTAGATCTTCATTGCTTAACTTCGACCATATCGAATCGCCACCATCCCTGTTGGTAAGCATCCACACATCTTGTGTTAGATAATTTACCCAAATAGTTCCTATATTATCGCCCTGTTCTGACGTTGGATCGTGGTCCTTTTGTATCAACTGAGGAGGCGTCGTAGCTTCAACACCCATGTACGATAACGGATGTATGCCAGTATTTCTCTTAGATCTTCCCATACTATCTCCTTAAGTTTTATATGCCTGGGGCAGTAGCCAACTTTCCAGCAGCTCCCGTAGCCACCCAGTTACCATCAGTTCCATACGCTATTCCAAGAACATTGCTTCCACCAAACGGGGTTGTATTTACATCCCACGTGGAATCAGCATCAAAAGAAGTTCCTATTACATCTGTCAAACCACCAGCTCCAAATCTACCATTCCCAAAATATAACCTCCTGAAATCATCAGTTGCTCCAAATGATGTTGTTGTTAAAGTCCACGTAGACGTCGGATCGGGAGCTGTTGCTATCTCACCATCATATGCAACTGCACACCATATCCCATCTCCATAAAAGCTATCCCTTACATTAATGGCAGAAAATGGATTAGCCCTCTGGGTCCACGTTCCTGTTGGATCGGTGGCCGTCGCTATCTTTCCTCCATCACCAACTGCTACCCATACTGCATTCCCGTATGCTTGACCGTAAACATTGCTGGCACCAAAACTAGACGTTCTTGCGGTCCACGTACCTGTTGGATCAGTCGCTGTACATATTTCTCCACCCGATCCACTTGCTACCCATACTCCATTTCCAAAGAAACATGATGAAATAAAATCACCACCTCCAGATGAAAATGGATTAGCGCGCTGCGTCCAGGTTCCAGTTGGATCAGTCGCCGTAGCTATTTTTCCCTCAAATCCAACTGCTGTCCAATATGTTCCGTCCCACCAAACATCCAGTATTAGAGTTGCTCCAAAAGACGATGTTCTTTGCGTCCATGTGCCAGTAGGATCTGTTGCAGTCGCTAACTTACCGGCACCACCAACTGAAACCCAGTAAGTAGAACCATCATAGTGAGCGTTACTAATTTCATCCGCACCAAATGAACTGGTACGCAACGTCCATCCTAAAGCACTATCACCATCAGATGACCATATTCCAGGTAAAGATACCATTGCACTCATGCCGTGTCTCCTGCACAGAACCAAACATCTGTAGAAATTTTAGTTATCGTTACCATTGCGTACTGTCCAGCGGTATCCAATAAGGCTCCTCTTGAGCTTAATGTCACACCACCTTCAGGGGTTAATGTAACTATACCAGCCCCCTTTTGAGCAATTAGAATAGTTGTTCCAACGGCCATGGCAACGTCTGCGTTAACTGGAACAGTAAGTGCTATTGCAGCTGCGTTATCACAAGTAACTAGCTTTCCAGCATCCCCGGCAACAAGTTCATAAGATGTTCCTGTTTGTGCATTTATAGATAATAATCCTGATACAGAAAGATCTATTGTTCCCGCGCCAAGTGAAAAATCTATTGACGCATCTGCTGATGCCACTGTTGCAAATACTGGATCTGCTCCCGTCGATCCAACAAGAACCTGGCCGTTCGTTCCAACTGCAAGAGCTGTTAAGGCTGCTGCAGTACTTGCTCCAACAAGAACACCATGGTTTGTTTGGGTACCAAGCTTTGCAGCCAATGAACTTGGAACAATTGGTCTAACTGTGTCTGTTCCATTTATAGATTCTGCATCTGTAGCTAATTCAACTGATCCAAGCTGAGAAGTTGTTGATTGAGTTCCTGTTAAGGCGAGAGTTCCAGGTCCCTCAGTTATAGTTATTGAACTGTCGGTTGAAGAAATTGTAGCAAACACAGGATCTGCACCCGTTGCTCCAACTATAACCTGACCACTTGTTCCAACCGCTAGAGGAGTTATTGCGCCTGTTCCAGAACCGACAAGAACACCATGATCAGTCAATGTTCCTACACCTGTTCCACCAGATGCAACAACTACAGGAGTAGTTGCCGAAAGAGTTGTGAATGCGCCTGTACTAGGCGTAACTGCTCCAATTGGAACCTCATCTATTCTAGATGTACCACCAGATTTAATTGTACCTGCACCTGTTTCTGCAAGTGTTCCAGTCATACAAGCAGCAGTAACACTAATTATTGATGTAGCAGTTATATCGGATAAAATATCTGAATCTATACATGCTATAACTGCATTTATTTGCGGAGTACCTCCTCCAATACTATTGAATACCGTTCCGTCACCAGCACCAATATTTTTTACCGAATCTCCAGTTACCTGTATTTTACCAGAAGTTGCGACACCGAATCCTACTCCTGTACCAGTGAAAACAACTTCTCCAAATAATAATTGAACTTCATCTGCTGTACTACTTCCAACAAAAAAACCGTTCTCTACTACTACAGAACCAGCAATTACAAATAAAATACCTGCTGTACACGTTATTCCAATGCCATTTCCAGCTATTTCCATTCTACCAACATTAAGAAAGGCATTTTGAGATGCTGTTGCCATGGTTATTCCGGTCGTACCAGTTGCAACATTCATTTGTGAAAAATTCCAGCCATTTCCTGTAGTCATAGTATGAGCTCCCACAAGAACTGCATTAGGAGCATGGATACCTATCCCCAAAGAGCCAGTAAGATTTTCTGTATATGTACCATTATCGAAACACCAAAGTGTGTAGCCAGGAGAAGCTGCCGCTTGCGCAGCTCCGAAAGTAAGAAATGCCTTATCTACAGTAAGACCGTCATCTGCATCATTACCATGTTTACCGACGTACAAAATATTAGATTGGTCTACGCCGTCAGATTCTAAATTTATAGTACCGGCACCTTCAGTTATAGTAACGCTTGCTCCGGTTGAAGTTATATTTGCAAATACCGGATCTGCACCCGTGGAACCTACAATTACCTGTCCGTTTGTTCCAACTGCAAGAGATCCTATAGGACTTCCCGTACCGTTACCTATAAGAACAGCATGATCTGTTGTTGTCTTACCCCATTCGTCTATCGTATCTAAGGCAACCTGAACAGTTGTATCTGAGGCAGATAAAATTCCATCAAAATTAGTAACGTTCGTTGTAATAAGAGACGCCTGGTCGGTTCCGGAACCTCCAGAGGTCGTTGATCTTAGAGTCGACTTCTCTATGACTACATCAACTATAGCACTCGTAGACTGCCTATAAATTATGTGTCCAAGCTGTGCAAGTTCAAGCTTTTGAAGCTCATTCGTGGATATAGCCATCGTTTCAGCTGCAATAGCTGTTTGAGCACCAATCAGACTATTATATTCCTGGTCATCTAGAACGGCCCAATACGTAGGAGTATCTGCCGTTATATTGTCTTTGCTAACATACAGAGTGTAAACACTAAACTTAGTACCAGAAGGAGCTGTGGCCGTACCAGCGCTATTCCAGAATCCATTAAAAGTATCTGAAGATTGATATGTAGCCCATTTGCCAGCACCATTTGTATACATTTGGTTCCACGTCTCGGCTACACTACCTCCATCTGGAATTGTAGTAACCAACCCGTGATCCATAAGCTCATCTGCGCCAACAATCTCTACTTTCTGGGTTCCATTAAGAGTAATATTCGCACCTTGACTGGCATTAGAAATTACAGTTCCAATTATTGCATGATTATATGCCGAAATTGCTACCTGAAAATCGAAAGGATGGTTTTCTTTTACTGTGTACTGGACGTTTGTCCCAGTCGAATCTCTCAGCACCTCAAAAAGAGGAATGTTATTTTGATATGCATCCGCATTTAAAGTAGTAGTACTTCCTATTGTACCTGTGTCATCCATGAAAATAAGATATGTGTTTCCAGCTGTAAGACCAGTTGCAGTCTGACCACCGGCCCAGGAGACCACCAGTCCATTTATATAGCCACTTCCGCTAACTTCTACAGTAAACGATCCCAGCACCGTATCATCAAAAAATGGACCACCTGCACTCCATTGATCAAATCCAGTTGCAATAGAGAGAGCACCCGAAACAGTAACAACACCACTTGCATCTGCTACTAAACCACCATCAGTGATAGTAGTGAACGTTACAGTCGTTCCGACGGTTAGGCTAGTGGCTGCATCTAAGCTTCCTAAGACAGCTGTAATACTTCCCGTATTTGCTATGAGATCACCTTCTGCTATTACATTTGCTGCAACTGCAGTGATGTTACCAGTCGTGGAAGATATGCCCGTACCAGCTGTAACTGTAGTAGCTGCACTTACACTTCCAAGTGTTGCAACTATATTACCCGCATCGGCAGTTATATTACCGGTCGTTGTGTCGATGCCTGTACCAGCTGTAATTGTGGCACCTGCATCAACCGATCCTACAGTTGCTGATATATTACCTGCGTCTGAAACTAAATCTCCAAGAGTGGAGACTATATCGCCAGCGTCAGCTGTTATATCACCTACTGTGGCATTTATTGTAGTACCGGCGGTAAGTGATCCAACAAGAGTAACGCTGTCATCAAGTATCACCGTAACTGTATTGCCAGCACCGGTAGTATTTATGTTTGCACCACCGAGTATATTAGTATCACCAGCAACAGGTATAGCCGTACCAGCGTCTGTAACAAAAGAATCCGCGAAAGCACCTGCATGAGAAATAGTTAATGTTCCAGCGGTGCCTGCAACGTTTATTCCAGCTCCACCAAGGATATCGATATTGCCAGCTACGGGAGTTATCGCTCCCCCACTATCTCCAGTAAGGGTTGCCAACAATGAATTTTGAAAAAATTGACCCGCTTGGCTCATTTTGTCTCCTTTTAGTTGGTTGAACCGTAATATACTGTCACGTATACAGAACCACTCGCAGGTACGCCTTCACGCTTTACATATACTCTAGTTCCCTCTGCAAGATAATAACCTTGAGACATCGACTTATTGGCCGTAATATCCAATAAAAGATATGCATTTGAGGCTAGTGGAAAGTGATCATTTATGCCGTCATATGAAAACATTAAAACGACATCGGTTAAATTTTGCATATGAAGAATTCTTGCTGGATTGGTTATAGCAGTTCCTATTCCCGTATAACCTGCAACTATGGATCCAAAAGCAAGCGAACGAGCTGCTTCTGGTAATAATTTTATTGCTCTAGATTGCGCCATTACACCTCCTTATTTTTGATCCTATTGCGCTCTCATGGAGAAGATACAAGCGCGCAATAGGATCAAAATGTTTACTAAACTTTTTTTTCTTTGGAGTCGGACGACTCTTTGGAATCTGACGATTCCTTTTTTCCTGCTTTTTCTTTTTGCTTTGCAACTGCTTCATTAAAGAGTCTTGCCACTTCATTAGCTACATTTGCAGCTGCGTTATAGCATTCGGGAAGTGGGGAATGAAAAGGCATTAGAAATCTATACACTCTTCCTTCTTCACCTTTAACAGTGATTACAAGCTCGTTAGATGTCTTTGTATCCATTTGCTTAAACTTCGACTCTTCCTTCTTTACTTCTTCCTTAATATCTTCGCTCATATTGCTCCTTTTAAAAGTTAAAATATTACCCTATTTAATTTGAAGCTAGATAGTATCCACCAAAATATATAAATCCTGTTCCAGCAGTTCCACTCACATATATTCCTGCTCCTTTAGCGAAATTCACATCTCTATCAGCAGAGTTCAATAAATTGATAAATAAAACTCCTTGAGCCAGAACAACATCATGTGCCGTTACACCGTCATAGCTGATTTGAACTGCAACATTGCTATCGTTAGATATACGAATAGCAAAACATGATTCTGTCATGAATCCATTCACCATAAGGGTAGGCGTACCTGTTAATGAGGCAACATTAAAAAATCCAAGTTCAAGATTTTTAACCGCATTTTTCTTAGACATTAAATATTCCTTATCTATTTAACACTGTATAATATCCAACCAAGTGTATTAAGCCTTGAACTGGTGGCGTTTTAATTGAAACTACAGTTCCCTTTGGAAAATTTACATTTTTACCAGATCTATTTCTTGCATAAAAATTTAGACCAAGATTTCTATGCATAAAATCCTGCGATATCTCTTGCTTGCTAAAGTTAAGATGAGGTACCGCCGCGCTATCGTTTATTATTCTCAGCATAAAGCATGCTTCTGGAAGACCATCTGGGTTGATAGGAGTAAAGTTTGGAAACAATACTATCGTACTTAAATCAAAAGAGACCATTGGGATGGCTTTTACAATTGTTTTAGAAGACATTCTACACTCCGTTCTTTCGTCACAAAATCAACGTATATCATTGTAACACTTTACTTAAGCGTCATACCAGATCTTCCACTTTTTAGTGGAACCGAGATGAGAGTTGCTGCACCCCGGCTCCGCGATAAGGGTTAATCTATGCAGCAAGTATCCAGAAGGTGATCAAAACATCTCCGTTTAGAGCAGCAGCGCCATTATTGGTCAATGTCACTGTGAATGAACCAGCTCCAGGAGTTACTCGTGTAACTGTCATTTGAGCATCGTTAGCACCAAGATTGCTTGCTGATACAAGAATACCCGATCCAACTGTGCATACAGAGTTAGTAATTGTAAATACCTGTGCTGCTGCTGATGCAGTTGTTAGGCCTGTAAATGTACTAACACCAACATTAGCATTGACTGTTGAGGTAGCCGCTGCTTGAGAGTCAGTTGCAGGAACAACATCAACAATACCTGCTGCTTCTAGAGATATACCACCAGTTCCAGATTGTATGGTTGTGGTACCTGCACCTGTTGCTGTACCTACAGTGGTTGTATGAGCTATAGCGTTAGCACCAAAACTACAAGCACCTGTACCGCAATCTACTACCACAGATGATGCACCTGTTCCGTTACCTATTGTTGTTGTATGAGCTATAGCGTTCGTACCAATATTGATAGCGCCTGTACCTGCATTGAAAACAAGTGAGGTTGCACCAGTTCCATTACCAACTGTTATTACTCTTGCAGCTGCGCCTATACCTATATTCATATTTTGAGCTACAGCATCTACACCAATGCCGATTGTGCCAGCAGAAGATTCAATTGTTACAGCATCGGTTGCATCCATTGCATAAACACCACCACTGGTAACCTGTACGCCACCTGTTCCAGACTGAATAATGACATTAGATGTTGTATTAGTTGTACCCATCGTGACACTGTGAGCTGTTGCATTGGTACCAAGAGTTAGATCTCCAGTACCACAGTTGATGTCAACAGCAGTTGCACCTGTAGAGTTACCAACTGTTATTGTTCTTGCAGCAGCGCCAGTGCCAATATTAATGGATTGCGCATCTGCATCATTACCAATACCAATGTTTCCAGCTGTTGAGTTGAGTTCAAGAACTCCAGCACAATCCAATGTTACTGCATCTGTAGATGTAACTGTAACATCGCCTGAACCAGACTGTATTGTGGTTCCAGCAGTTGTATTTGTTGAACCAACCGTAACTTCGTGAGCTGCGGCATCGGTTCCAACAGTAATCGCTCCGGTTCCTGATGTTAGCGCAATAGGACCATTTGTTGCATTAATACTAATACCGGTTGTACCAGCATCCATATCAATACCACCAGCTACATCAGATGCAAAAATGTTAACGGCATCTGCAGTGCCTAGCCCACCATCAATGGTTACACCACCAAGAGTTGCCTCAATATCGATGCAATCGGCAGCAGTTCCTTGCTCTGAGTGAATATATATGACTTCTGCAGCACCACCGTCAGCATGAAGATAAATATCCTCTCCAGCTGCCTGATCGGTTGTAATCGTGCATGTTCCACTTGTCATAGTAAAGTCAACGCCAGCTGTAACGGCACCAGCAAGAGAAATAGTAGCATCAAGGGCAACTGTAAGAGTTCCGACTGCACCAGCTGTAGTAATGTTAGTACCACCAGCAACTATGATAACACCAGCTGCAGGTGTGGCTGTACCTGAGTCACCATCAAGAGTTGTAAGAGCTGCAACACCGGCTGCTTCAAGGTTGATACCGTTTGCTGTATTGGTGATTGTTACAGATAAACCTGTAGAAGTAAGATTAGCCCATGCAGGAACTGCCCCTGTAGCACCAATCCATAATTGACCGTCAGTACCAGCACTTGGTATGTCAGTTAGAATCTCCCAATTTGCTGAATTACCGGCAATGCTTGTGAGAATATATGCATTATTTGTATTTGAATCTATCCAAATCCTTCCTGTATCAGCCAAATCTCCAGTTCCAGGGGGCCTCGCATCTGACGTGATAGGCTCTGCGTAAATTCCTTCAAGCTGATCTGGGTTGAAAACGTTGTATCTTAGGTTCTTTTTCCTATTAACTGCCATTACTATTCTCCTTATTATTAGTAAAAAAACATTGTCTCTAGGACTTTAACAAAGTCCTAGAGCTTACTACCAGACATTTAATCCTTTTGTTGACAACGGTAACATGTAGTGGTATGATTATATCAATAGAAATAATGGTAAACGCGTTTCTACAGAAAAGTTTTTGAGGTTATTATTAGAAGCGCAGGGGTAACGAAAAGGGAACAATATGAAGAATATGGTAAAAATGCTCAGCTTATGTGGCTGTTTGTTGGCAACTGGCTTTCAATTGGATGCTAGAAAGCCTAGAGGTGTTAGGAGTGGGAGAGGTCCTATGATTCCTCAACGCAATTCGGAAGCACTCCGGGTTGAAAGAGGTCAAATGATTAATCCTAGGGTTACATTGCCTTTGACAGTAAGAGCGATTGAAAGAGGGCGTAGAAGGCAAGAGAACGCTGAAAAGTTCTGTAGCCATACACCGCTTCCTAAGAAATCATCTCCTTCTTTTCTAAGAAGTGCTACATCAACATTGTTTAAGATGTTGCTAGGAGCTGGAATAGGAATTGGAGCACTATATGCTTACAATAATCCAGCTGTAGTTAAAGCAGCTTTGACAAGTGCTAAGGCAGTTTTCAAAAGTGCTTTTGACGCTATAAACAAATGGCGTGCTAAAGCTTAGTAAGAACCAATGAAGGAAAAACGTGAACATTACGGAGAAGCGTCGCGCAAAGATCCTTGAGACTCTAAATAGGTTTAGGGTCATATCAAAAGACAATGCAATTAGCGATTGCTACGGTTGGACAGGGGCCAAGAGTGAAGATAAGCCAAGGGTAAATATTGAAGGTAAAAGTATCGGTGCGCACAGAGCAGCCTGGATGGCACATAGAGGCAGAATCCCAGACGCTCATCATGTGCGCCATACTTGTGAGAATAAAAACTGTACCAATCCGGAACACCTTTTTATCTCAAAAGAACGATGGAACCTGAAAAAGCCAGAAAATAGAGTTAATAGCAGAGCAGGAAGAGAAAGACTTGCAGTAGATCTACCTAGCTCTCTAGTAACTCAAATTAGGGCTACAGCGATTAGATACCGCCTAACTATTACAAAATACCTGCTTAAAAGGCTATCTGAGATCATGAGATTCGAAAAAAAGATCGAAAAAGACAACAGGGGTGATGGAGGAAAAGGAGAGTAAGTAGCTCTGGGAGATCACATCCCTTTTTTTAACATAATTGTTGACAAAGGTAATAGGTAATGCTATACTATATATAGTTAGATTATATCTTTAAACATTGCGCCTTGGGGGGTGCACAAAGGAAAGGGACAACATGAAAAACATTAAAAAAACACTATTATTCGTAACGTTGATGTCGGTACTTACAACGAATGTAATGCCAAGAACTGTCGAAATCGGTTCAATAACTGTCAATGTTGACGATATTAAGCCTGCAGCATCATGGCTTTCAGGAGTAGCTAGCTCGGGATTCTCAGTACTAAAATCTGTATTTACAGGTGCTAGTAAAGTTGGAGTCAGTGCTCTTACAAAAGGTGCCATTCCAATGATAGGTACAGCAATTGCTTCATCGTTCTTACCGTTTGGTCTAGGCGCAGTAGTTAAAGCAGCTGCTCCATATTTGCTCTCAGCCGGTGCCGAAATGTTATCTAAGAAGATCACAGGCAACGATGATGAAGAAGCGAAGTATAGAGCCAAAATTAGACAAGAAATAAGACGAGCAACACTTAGATACAGAAGAGCCAGAAGCATATCAAGAAGTAGAGGTCGTAGCAGAAGTCGCAGTAGAAGTTTCAGACCTAGATACGAAGTTGATGAACGTGATGACTATGATGATGAATATGAAGATGATGATTATCAAGATGATGATGATAAATACGCAGAAGAATTTTAATTAAATAAATAAACCCTGGGGGGGGACTTATCATGAACAACCTTAAAAAAGTAATACTATTGACCGCACTTATTGGAATAGCTGGAACTAACGTCCATGCAATGCAAGTACAGAAGAGTTCTACAAATAAAACATTAAAAATCTTAGGGAATGTATTTAAACCTATCTTCGCCGCCGTATCAGGATATTTCACCGTTAAAGGATTCATTGCACTTGGATCTATTGCAGCTGAAAATCCATTCACGAGCATAGTAGTTGGAACTGCCGCTATAGCAACTGCAGTTCTTGGGAAATATCTATTATCTTCCGCTAAAAAACAGACAACTTTTGCAGAAATACTTCAGCAAATGAGAACAGATGCACCATTTAGAACTCAAATGATGAGAATAATTGCAGCAAATAGAGGCGGTGACGACGCTAGAGCTGCTCACTTGAGAAGAAGGGGATACTAATGAACAAACTTATAAAAATATTAACAATAACTATCGTTTGTACCGGATTAATTACACAAAAAGCACAACCAATGAGAAACATTCTTGGATCTGACACACATACTTTTGGGGAAATGATGTCTAGGCAGTCTGGCCTAAACACGGTTCCTGATGAAGTAGGAAAAGGTGGATTAGTTGGCAGGATGATGATTTGGGCCGCTACCAAAGCAGGAGCTGGTTTCATAGCCAAACATGGCGTGTCCGCAGTTACAACCGCAGCAAGTAAGCTATGGTCCGCAGCTGGAGGAGCAGCCGGTAGAATATTAGGTATTACATCTACGCCCGAAAAAACTATAAGAGTTGTTAGACATCGTAGAATAAGACCTCAGATGAAATATAACGGTGAAGTGAGAGAAATTACC